CTTGAAAGGTTTTGGAAAAATGAAGAAAATTCTAACGCTATTGCTTCTATTACCGGCAATAGCCTTTTGTAATGAATCGGATTCAAATTCTGGCCAAATGGTATACCAGGATACAAAAATAGTCTGTGCCAATGGTTCTGTTCTATTTGATGTTTTAAAAAAATATGGGGAAGTTCCAATGCTCTCCTTGATTTCATACAGAACATTGGAAACGGATCAAAACGGTGACGCATCACAACTTGATTCGAGATTATTTTCAAACCCTTCTACTGGAACTTGGACATTGGTGGAAAGACATGATGGTGATTTATATTGTGTCATTGGAATAGGTGAACAATTGAAACCTATTCAAAGGACTAAGTAAAAATATGTTTTACGCTCTTTTCATAACATTTGTTTTGAACGGTAATCCTCCTGTAGAACAGAGGTGGAAAACATATGAAACGTTTGATGAATGTTGGGAAGCAGCTACAATAATAGTAAGAGGTAGAGATAATTTTACCGCAAGATGTGTTTTAGTTGAAAGTAAAGAATGATTAAAACATTACTATTGGCTATTGTACTTAATGCTTCTGAATTGTCTTATTCAGAATTGGAAAAATATTATTGGGATTGTGATACATCCTTTATGAAAGGTGAACTGGGCGGGCAAGACACATGGAGTTGTCTATCTATAACGGAAGAATTTCAAAAACATTTTGCCAGTCGTGAAGATTTTATGATATACTGGCACGAACATAGAATGAAGCAATGGACGGATCGTGGTTATTATCCACCTCCGGATTTTGTATAGAATTGTTGTAATCCCTTCAAAGTGAAGGCATTCTGGACGTGGGTTCGACTCCCACCTGGTCCACCAAAAACGAGATGACTCTGGATACTGTGGTCGACATACGGTACCTGAACATTAGGATAATAGGTAGTCCTAGTCCGTTTTTGAGGGGCCAGACCTGGTTTCGACAGGGTGAGATAGTGGAGAAGGCAACACGGTAGGCGATGACCGTAAATCAAGCAAATAAAGTAACCGCAAATGACAGCGAGTACGCTCTAGCAGCTTAAGCTCTAGATGAGGTTTCGCAAGGTGTGCCTTATAACCAAAACACCTTGCACCGATTCATTAGAGATATTTAATGAATATCAGTAGTAATTTATTATAGTTATTATGATACATAAAAAGACAATGTTTTATTGTCATTATTTTGAGGAGAAAAACATGTGGACTAAACCTACTGCACAAGATATGCGTTTCGGTTTCGAAATCACGATGTACATTGCAAATCGCTAAATAAAGCAGTGGGTTTGGTGGCATCACCCGGCCTTAGTGTCAAAAAACCACCACTTTAAGTTTTAAAAACACTAAATAAAAGTATCGGTTCGCCGATATACACACAACACACAATAGGAGAAGTAAATGAGTAATCTTACACCATTCGAGATTCGTCTTGAACTTTTAAAAATGGCGAAAGAACTTTTGTTAGAAGAATATCATTCTAACAAAGATCGCCTTCAACAAGAGTGGCATGTAAAGGTTGAAACGTCTAAATTAAACGGACAACCAATACCAGATCATCCACCATATCCAACATATCCCACAGAAAACGATATCATCACAAAGGCAATGTCTTTGAACGGGTTCGTTTCTAATATCACAGCAGAAAAGACACAGAGCAAAAAGTCTGCCTGACGGGAAAAGATGTGCTTCGGCACATCTCTAACTTATAGGAGAAAATATGCGTTTTTTAATTTTATTAACTAGTTTTGTATTTGCTTTATTTTTATACACATTTGCAGCTGCATTTTCAAGTGTAGAAATACCGACAAAGTTAAATGTTAAACTTACAGATTTAAATAAAACAGCCAGACAAGAAGTAGAATGTTTGGCACAAAACATCTATTTCGAATCAGCTAAAGAACCAGTTGAGGGACAAATTGCTGTTGCGTTTGTCACTTATAATAGAATGAAGAGTGGACAATTTCCAAACACGTATTGTGATGTTGTAAAACAAAAAACATATTTTGAAAGATATGTAGTTTGCCAATTTTCTTGGTATTGTGAGGACAAACCTCTGGCGATATTGAAAAATAAAGGCTTGACAACACACAACAATGCGTTGTATAATAACATTGTTAATCTATCTTTGAATTTTTATTTGAACCATAAAAATATGAAAGATCCTACCAAGGGTGCCTTGTATTATCATGCCGATTATGTTTCACCCGGTTGGCCAAACATGAAAAGGACTGCTTACATTGGAAGGCACATTTTTTACAACAAAGTTAAACATGCTTAAAATTGAAAGGAAGATCGATGGAAAAGAAAGAAATTATGAGTAATAACAACACTAGAAGTTTTGCTGTTATTTTTTCGGTGACAGTTATTGTTCTTGGAACTATTTCTGCACTTTGTGTTTATGGTCTGAATGAAAGGCGATTGATGGCATCTAATATTGAAAATGCTATCAGTAAAGGTATTGATCCACTTTCAGTTCGATGCTCATATGCTCATGGCGATGACATTATTTGTGTAACTCATGCTGCAGCAGGTACTAGAACAACTGGTCGATAATTAGGAGATATATTATGGCAGTACAACAATTATCAGTAAATGTTTTGTCGAATCCGAAAGATAGAGAGACTTTTCTTGGTGCTCTAAAAGAATGTTCGGATTCGATGACAAGAATGGAAGCAGAAAAAGATTTGATTCGTGAAGTGATTGCAACTACTTCAAAAAATTTGCAGTTACCTAAAAAGATCGTATCGAAAATGGTTAAAGTTTATCATAAACAAAATTATGATGAAGAAGTCGCTACACATGAACAATTTGAAACTCTTTACGAAACGGTGGTAAAATGAAATATACATTTACATGTGAAGATATTGGTACTGAATGGAAAAATTCTGTCGAGTTTCAAGCAATTCAAGTCGATGATATCATGCAAAACTTTAAGTACTTTTTGAAGGGATGTAGTTTCGATTCAGATTTGGTAGAATCTAGATTTGCAGATGAAGATGTTGAGTTAAATTTTGAAGAATACTTTCCTGAAGAAGATAACTCGGATGCAGTTATGAAGTTTACGGTTGATTCTTTATCTTCATGGCCAAAATCATACCAAGTTACTTCATCCGCCGATGATTGTCCAAAATGTAAAATTCCTATGAACATAATTTATCGTCATGGTTGTTTAGATCCTAATTGCAAACATAATGCCAACTAAAGATGAAATGTTAAAGTTTGCCAAATCCATAGAATCTATGGTTGCAAACACAGATTACAATTACATTGAAGCTATTGTTGAACATTGTAAACAAACTGGTCTAGAAATAGAAGTTGCAGCTTCTCTCATCAATCAAAATCTGAAAGCGAAGATTGAAAATGAAGCGATGAATAACAATTTACTCAAAGTGAAAACCAATCAATTACCTATATGATTACTGGTTATGAGGCCTTTGGAATATATAATGCACTCAAACTACATTTTACACAAGAATCGTATGATTACTTTAAGTACAATGGTAAAACCAATATTAGTTTGAGTTCGTTTGAAAATCGTAAAGATAAATGGCATTTCACAAAATTATCAAAGAAATTTAATGATAAGGAAGAGTTGATTTTTTTCATTGTATCTAATCTTTTACAGAATGATAAATTTTGGATAGGAGATTTACTGGCAGAAGATTCAGACGTTAGATATTTGAGTCGAAAAAAAGTTTTACAGTCATTATCTTATTTTTTCGAAAATGATTGTAAAAAGATTTTTGAAGGCATTACAAATCCAAATGAATTGATTTTAGTAACTAGTGGAGATCATCCTAAATTACTGAAGTCTTTTATGAGAAAAGAAATTGAAATAGAAACTCTCTGTTTGTTAGACTCTATTTTAAATTTCGTTCCTATGTGGAAACAGAAAATAAAAGACGATATAGTATGGCCAAATCATAGGTTGAAAATCGTAAAGTATAGAGATTTTTTACCGAAAGACAAGACCAAATTTAAAGTAATTTTAAGGAAGATCATAAATGCATAGATTAATACCATTAGTAATTTTATTCTTTTGTTTCTCAGTAAACGCCAAAGAGAAAAAACGCAGACCAGTTGATCCTCGTGAACCAGCTATTATACATTATGATGTGTCTGAAGATAGAGTTCTTTATAACAAGAACATAAATCAAACCAGACCGATAGCAAGCATAACGAAATTGATGACTGCTATGGTTGCACTAGACTATAGTACGAATATGAAGAGAGAACTATCTTTAGTTGTAAAAGTTAGTTCTAGTTTACCTCGAAAAACTTATAAGAGAGGTGAACTATTCGAAGCTATGTTAATTCGTAGTGACAATGCAGCAGCGGAAACTTTAGCTAATGATTATCCTGGAGGTAGAAAAGCCTTTATTGAAGAAATGAATAATAAGGCTTTGAGATTGGGTATGTCAACAACAGTTTTCAGGGATCCAACAGGGTTAAACAATAACAACGTTTCTACCGCAACAGAAGTTGCTGATATGGTTAAAGCTGCATCCACTTATCCTTTAATACTAAACACTAGTATTAAGAAACAAACTTATATTGAAACAAAATATAAGAAGAAGGTTAGAACGATTATGTTGACAAACACCAATCGTGCCATATTGTTTGAGTTTGATAATGTGATTGTAAGTAAAACTGGATATACAACACCGGCAGGGTTTTGTGTTGCTATTATGGTAGAACAAAAGAAAAAGAAATTGAAGGAACAAGAAAATTATGGACTAATGGAATATTTTATGGGTAAACCTGGTCCTAAAGACGAAACTGTGGTAAACAAACATGTAATTGTCATTTTAGGAGCTAAAAACCCTAAAGAAAGAGTTGACACCGTAAAAGAAATAATGTATAATAATGTTATAGATCAAGATTTGGAAGAAGTAAAATGAAAAAGGAAGAATTTGTTAAACTGATAGAGTCGATTAAAAGTCTACAGGAATATGAGGTACAATATGTTATACCTGAAGATTTTGATTTCTATGGAGTTGTTCCGTTTGATATGAGTATATCTTCTGGAGTTGCCTATGTTAAACTCGTCGCACCATCTTTGGAAGAAGCTGTAAATAGAGTGGAGAAATATTTTATGGGTGGAATGAATTATGAGTAATATTACTATTACAGATAGAGATGATTGGAAATTAAAGGCTTCTATAAATTCTTGTGATAAACCAGATGGTTACTTTCATGTATGCTTTTCTGGAGAACAATATAACAAAGAAGGTGAGATGACAGAAGAATCATCTTATGATTTCTTTTTGAAGGAATCTGAGTTGGTTCACCTATGTAATTTCCTACTTAAAAGAAGTTAATATGATTAAAAAAATATATTTGGATATGGATGGTGTTTTAACTGATTTCGAAAAAAGGTATTTTGACCTTTTTGATGAAACACCAGGTGAAACTAGAGATAGGAAAAATTTTAACCCTAACTGGAAGGCCTTCGTTAAAGGTGAAAATTTTGCCACATTGGATTGGCACTCTGGTGGAAAAGAATTGCTAGAATTTATAAGAAAATATCCTGTTGAAGTTGAAATACTTTCTTCTTCAGGTGGTGAGAAGTTTCATGGTGAAGTGACTGTACAAAAAATAAACTGGTTGAAAAAACATGGTATTCATTACAAAGCAAATATCGTGCCTGGTCGTAAACATAAGAAAGAATACGCTCGAGCAGATACTATTTTGATTGATGATACTGAAGATGTTATTCATGATTTCAATGCAGCTGGAGGTCATGGTATACTTCACAAAGATATTAGTAAAACTAAGGCACAATTGCAAAAATTGCTTGCAAAGAATACTAAATAAATGATATACTATGATTTATGTGGATAACCCGTTTTATACACCGTTAATACTACGTTTATACGAAAGGAAGTACTATGTCTAGTTTTGCAAATCTCAAACGCAATCGCAGTTCTTTGGAAAAACTAACCAAAGCGATTGAATCAACTACTCAAACAACCGAATCAAACTCAAAAGACGATAATCGATTCTGGCAACCATCTGTCGATAAAGCAGGTAATGGTATGGCAGTTATTCGTTTTCTTCCCGCACCAGCTGTTGATGGTGATGAAGGATTGCCTTGGGTTCGTATTTTTCACCACGGATTTCAGGGACCAGGCGGTTGGTTAATTGATAACTGTTTAACTACAGTAAACGAAAAGTGTCCAGTGTGCGAACACAATTCAACACTATGGAATTCTGGTGTAGAAGCTAACAAAGATATTGCACGTAAGCAAAAACGTAAACTATCTTATATCGCAAACGTTTATATCGTTTCTGATCCTAGCAATCCAGAAAATGAAGGTCAAATCAAACTATTTAAGTTTGGTAAAAAGATTTTTGATAAGATTACAGAAGCAATGAATCCAGAATTCGCTGATGAAACTCCTGTAAATCCTTTTGACCTTTGGGAAGGTGCTAACTTCAAATTGAAGATGCGTAACGTAGAAGGCTATCGTAATTATGATAAATCAGAATTTGCTGATAAGTCAGCACTTCTTGATGGTGATGATGAGAAACTTGAAAATCTTTGGAAGAGTGAGTTCTCACTAAAAGAATTTACTGAGAAGAAACACTTCAAGTCTTATGACCAACTCAAATCTCGCCTCGATAAGGCTCTAGGTTTTGAATCTGTTGCACCGAAAACTAAAGCTGAAGATTTTGTTGCGAAAACTTCTCCTGACTTGGAAGAAGCATCATCATTTAATACTTCTGGTATTGATGATGACGATTTGGATTATTTCAAATCACTCGCTGAACAAGACTAAAAGAAAACCCACCGAAAGGTGGGTTTTTTATACTACCGCAGTTTTCAATTTCTTCAACGGGTCAACTGATCTTCCCTGTTTTTTGTTTACTACAACAGTTTGTTGATTTACGTTGTTGTTAATAATAACATAAGGCGTTTCACTTTCAACTTCTCGTATTGATAAATCAAAAGAAGCAACATCAATTTTTGATGCATCTCGAACGCCTGCCACGTTTTGATTAAAATCTGGTATAACTAAACTTGAAGTTTTATCTTTAGGTGTTTTTATATCTTCTTTATTTTCTATTTTTTTTCTCGTTGTTTCTATCTTTTGTTGTTGTCTGTTTAAAAATTCATTGGCCGATTGACTCATCCAAGGATTATTTAATAAGTTCGTTGGATAACCAGCTTCAGACATTATTTTTCCAACAGATTCTCTTCCTCGTCCTTCTTTTACAGCTTTAATTAAAGCTTGAGTTCCTCCAGAACCTACAGCCCACGAAGAAGCGAGAGTTTCTGGTGTAACAGGAACGCTTAGTCTTTCCAGTTCTAACATTTTACTTCTAGCCAATGACTGAGCAACTATATCTTGCATTGATGCATCAAATTTTCTGTCGAGTATATCTGGAATGGTTTTCTTTAGTTTATTAATTTCACCTTTCAATGTGTCAGGCATAAATTGATAAGCACCAACTGCACTTTGTCCTTTTTTTACTTTTTCTCTTGCAGATTGAAAATCCATAACTTCTCGTATTGACATTTGAGTAAGTGGTTTTCCAGAAAATTCCTCTGCTGTTTGTTGTTTTATAAATCCAGGTTTATCTTTACCGTAAGCAAACTCTAGTTTACCTTCTTTATTTTTTCTTTCACCAAAAGATATATTATAGTTTTGTCCCGATTCGAATCTATACATAGATTTTAAAACTAAATCGATGTCGGAAGTTGATAATTTTCCTGCTGGAAAGTCTATTTTAAAATCTGGTAATTCTCCTGCGTGGGCTTCACTTATGAATAATTTCTTTATCGAGTTGTAAAGGTCCGTTGTAAATTCTTCTAGGTAAGATTTTAAATCTACGGTTCTCAATTTGTCTAGTGTTTCTTTTACTTCATCAACAGCCGCTTTAATTGCAACTACAACGCCAGCAAAAATGCCACCTATTACCAGAAAATCCAGTAAATTAAAATTAGATTTCTTTTTATTTTTAAGTTCTTCTGGAGAATTTTTCGAACGTCCCTTTAACTGTTCAAGTTGAGATTCATACATCTGTTCTCGTTTAGAAGCCGCTTTAAAATACATATCAGCTTTTGTTGCAGCATCACCTTTTTCCAATTTTAAATATTTTACCAGATTTTGTCTGAAAACATTAAAATCTCTATGCAATGCAGGAAGAACAGATAAGTTTTTTGCTGTTAATGTTGTATTATATTGTATACTTTCAAATATAGGTTTTACATTTGAAACGTCTAAGGAACCTTTTTCTATAGATTCACCAGAAGTCCTGGTAGCTGAAGTTTTTGCTTTGTAAGTTTTTAAACCAGGAAAAAGAGCAACTAATAAACCTTTTTGATTTATCAATTGGCGAGGATCAAATTTCTCTTTTAATCGTTCTTTTACACCACCAGCCAATGACGATACAACGCCTTGACCTGATTGCCTTTTTGAAGAAACTAAATCTCTAAGAGAAGCCATTATTTTATTCCTATAATTGAGGTATCTCCAAGATTTTCAAAATAATCCGTATTCCATGCTGGCGCAACTTCTTCACCTGAAGAAACTGTATCTTTGTTACTCGAATTATTTGTAATGACTTGAACGTTAGTTTTCGATTCGGTGGTTCTTTGTTTATTCGACGAAGTGAAATCTTCTATTCGCTTAGTCAAAGTTTGTCTAGATTCGTCTAGTAAGTTTAATCCTTGAGATTTTAGTTCATCAAATTTAAACTGGTCTGTTAATTTACTAAGTCTTTTTTCTACATCAGGCATATATGATGATGGCAGATTTTTAATAAAATCGGTACCTAACATTTCTTCTAAAGCATCGTCGGATATTGAATCAAACATAGTTCTAGCTTGCAATTTATCTTTTACAGATTCTAAACCATTTTTTAATAAATCATATTCTTTATAGTCTTTATTATATTGTTCATTAAAAAGTTTTAACGATTTCTCTGAAATATCCGCCTTTATTGGTTCTATTTGAGAAATTAAAAGATCAATTAAATTTCTATTTGGTTTTGATTGTTTCGATTCTTCAGATAGTCTTTCCATTAAAACTTCATAAAGTTTAATTTGTTTACCAAAATGTTTAGCCTCAGAATCAGATAATAATAGTGTTAGCGGTTCTTTAAATCCTGGAATGGGCACACCATAAATTTTTGCTGGTCCTTTACCATTATTATATAACTTGTATGCCGCATTATTGAATATGGGTTCAATATAACCATGAGTATCATCTAGTCTTTGATTAAAAAGAGATTCATCATATGCTAACGGTTGAGCTCTAACTGGTTTGCTCATTCCCATTGCTTCACTGGTTGCATTTTTAGATAAGATACCAGATTTTTTTAATTCTTGGAACTCAGTTTCACTAAACTGATATGGCAAATAGGATCTTCTTTTGTCTGATGTTTTTTGATTTTCTTCAAATCTTTTGGCGGATTCTCGAATATCTTCCATAGAAGATTCTTTTGATAATGGAGTTTCCGCAAAACTACTTTCTCGGAATTTTTTTGCGAAATATTCTAATCCAAATGTTGTTGCAAAAACACCCATTAAGTAACCAGCTAATCTAACTAGTCCTTTTTTACTGAATAATAGAGAAAATACTCCACCTATAGCTCCCCTGATTATAGTGGTAGCCAAAACTCTCATAAAACTTGTTTTGAAGAAATCTATAAAAAAATCTTTAATTATGTTACCTAATAATTTAAAGGGTGATAATAACAAAGATAATGCTTTTCCTATAACATCAATGACAACCTCTGCTAATAATTTAAAAGCACCAAATATGGCCTTACCTAAATCTAAAATTGCACTAACAATACTTTTAAGTCCATTAATAATAGTTGAAAATATTTTTCCTAGAAATCCTAATATACCTTTAGATTTCTTCTTATCTTCTTCGTCTTTTTGTTTCTGTAGTTTGTCTTGATTATTTCTAGCCTTCTTTAACTCTCTTTCATACTTTTCTTCTCTTTCTTTTGCATTGACAAAAAACATATCGGCTTTTGTTCTTGCATCACCACTTTTTAATTTAACCAACTTAACCATGTTTTGTCTTATGACGTTTACATCTCTATGCATAGCAGGAAGAACCATAGTGTTCTTTGCGGTCATTTTAGTATTGTATGAGATTGTTTCTAAAACAGGTTTAATTTCATCTAAAGACGCAGACTGAATAGAAGATTTGGATAATTTTTCAGCCGAAGCTGTTTTGGCGGCATAAGTTTTTAAACCAGGAAATAAGGCCGTTAAAAGACCTTTTTGATTTATCAATTGGCGAGGATCGAATTTCTCTTTCAATCTTTCTTTTAGACCACCAGCGAGAGCGCCAGTAACACCACTACCTTGACTTCTTCGGTAGGCTACAATTTCAGCTAATCTATTTGTAGGAGGTTTACTTTTTTTAGTTGCCATTTTTTATCTCTTTTGATTTTGTGCGGCTTTTAATCTTTCCGCCTCTTCTTCTAGATATCGCATTAACATATTCACATAGATATCTTTTTCCCACGGAATCAAATTCTCCAACTCTGTCAAACTATATTTGTGGTGTTGCATTAGAGCAAAATTGGTATGATAATGATTCTGTAGGTTGTCATGACCAAAAATTATTCGAAAAAACTTTGTAGACCTTCAAGTTCAATGTTTTCATGATAACCACATTTCTTACACTCAAAATCAACTTTCTTTTTAAGTTTTGGCATAGTATCAAAGAATGTTTTTATTTTTTCCAAATCTTTTGATTGTAAAGAATCTAAAAATTCCATAAGTTCTTCGTTTGTTGAATCTTTAGCATAGTAAATATTATCTTTATCATAAATGTAATCAATACAACTAATGATTAGATCCAATACTACATTAAAATCATCAACTTCAGTATTGTCTTTGATTAGTCCTATTTTAGGATATTTCATGACAATACCTAATTCGTTTGTAATTTCTATTTTATTGGTATGTTCTGAATTTCTTGTAGGTTCAACTTCTAAAATATTAAGTTGCATTTCAACCGGACTATTACATTTTTTAGGTTCTTCTTCGGTACCAACATCATTATTGCAACGATAACGAAGATTTACAATTTCGCCAATTGAACGAGCTCTAAGATTTAAAAATAGATATTCAATGTCAAAGGTTGGTAAATCTCTTATCTCAATATCACTTATAACGCAATTATTTAAAACTTGTATGATTGTGTCTACTGAATATTTTGCATCATCCGATTCATAAGCCATTAGAAATAATTTTTCTTCCTTTACTGTGAAAGGTCTAAATCTTACTGACTCTCCAGAAGAAGGTAATTTTATTTCATATACTGGAACATCAATTTTAGGTAACATAGTATCTCCATTTAAAATCTAAAGAAATTTTCAAATAATTTTGTGCTTTTTGCTCCGAAGTAGGACGCTGCTGCTTCTCCAAGGTCTGTATAACCTTCATAGATAGGTTCATATTTTTGATATGCAAATTGAACAGTCAATCTATGATAACCATCATCACCCCAAGCCAAAGGCATTGCAGCAACACCTATTGGAAATGCATCTATTAATTTCACTGCATAAATTTGTTTAATAAAATCATCATATTGAAGAATTTGTATATTACTCATGTAACGAGTTTCTTCATCATGAGAGAATCTTAAATTATTTGTTATTGGATTCATTATAGAACTAATCCAAGAATCAAATAATTTTCTTTCATAGAAATCATTTGTACAAATAAATCCTAAACTTATATCATTGTATTGTTTTTGATAAGGAACTTTAAACGAAGGTCCATAAATTTTGACATCAGCTGTTTGTAATGTTTTTCCTGGTAATTCTGCTGTTTCACATTGTAACGATAGATATCTTGTTATGTTGGGATTCGACCCTCTTCTTGGGTCTCCAGATGGCCAAGATTTTCCCGTTCTTTCATATGTTGTTGCACGACTAACCCAATCAGTAACATCGGTAACTAATGTATTTGGTAAGTTTAATAATTGTTCTAATACGTTACTGTCGATGTTACCGTCAATATATCTTGGAATAGGAAGAATCATTTTAAATCTGTTGGGTCTAGCCAAATCACCTTTAGATTTTATGTGTGATAGAAATAAAGTTGGTGTAAAAGACATTAAAATAATTCCTTTGAATCTTGAAATACTAGTGATTTTGAAATTGGTTTTTTTTCTGAAGTGAAACTTTCTACTGGTAACAAAGCTGCAATATCCCACTCATCCGCACTAATCTCCAAAAATCTAGATTGTATTTGAGTAAATAGATAGCGTTTTATGCAGGCATTTTGTTCAAAAATTTTAGATGCTGACTTTAGTGTTTGATAGGATAACCTAAGTTTTGTAGTGTTATCAAACTTGTCGTTCGTTGCATAGGAACTTAGTTTATCAAGTAATATTAATCTTTGTTTTGGATGAATATAGTGAATATTCAATCCTAAAAATCCATCGTTATAGGGTTCTATTGGCAAAACTAAAGGAAAGGTATCATAGTACTTCATTTTGTCTTTAGTCTTAGGATCATAAACGAAAAAATAAAGTCTGCCAACAATACTTCTTTCACGAAGTCTTGCCATGTCATTCATCAAACTTGCTTTAGTGGGTTTTAAGTTTGCGACTTTCGTGCGTAACCAATCTCTAGATTCTCTGGACCTAGAGGCGAAACCTTCTTTTTGTAGTGAAGCTTGAATACGGTCGATTAGATATGCCATCGACTATTTATACTAGACCTAAATCCCTTTCGGTGAGTATTTTGAACTGCCAACCTCTTTCTTTACAGAATATATCGGCAGCCTTCCACTTCTCTTGATTTATGGCATAGGTCATAGACTCTTGTAAAAATCTTTTGGTTTTTCTTTTTTGAGTGGGTTTTTTGGTTTGAACTTCTGGTTTTACCTCTAAAATATGAGTCATTACTGACCCGTCCTTTTTTTGAGTTTTTACTATGAAGTCTGGGAAATAACGGTGGATTTTTTTATCGATTGGATTTCTGTAGGGAATGTATAATTCTTCAGATGCCCACCAAACCACTCCAGGATTTTCATCCAAATACTTCATAACTCTCAGTTCCCAAGAGGAACGAAAGATAATATTTGTAGGGTCACCCTTATATTTCGAAGGATTGAGTGGAGTAAACTTTCCTGTATATGGCATAAATATTATATATTCAACAAAGGAAAAATATGCCTTTTTTCAGTTTAACAGACATAAAAATAAAAGATCCCTCAAACACTGCTCAAAAGGGTTCTCTTTTACCTAGTGCATACGAGAGTAATGTTCTTAGATATCCACTCGATATTGGTTCTTTAGATAAAGGACATTATATGGTGATACATGTGAACCAACAGGTAAAAACTCAATTTAAAAGACCTGTGGTTCAAGAAGATTTACCTACGATCTACGCAAATCAGAAAAGAAACCAAACTGCACAATCTATTTCTTCTGTGGGACAAAATTTAAAAACTTTTTCTAATGACGTAAAAAATAGAAAAGAAACTAAACAGTTAATTAATATTAGTGCATTATTAGCTAATAAAACAAATTCTGGAGCATCTTCAATTTTACAATATTCTGGACTTTCGGAGTCAGAAGCTAGAAGTTATTTGAGTAGATTAGGAGAAACTGTAGACAGTATATCATCTGGCGGAGCAGAAGTCTTTCGAGAAGCTGCAAAACTTTTTACTAGTGGTAAGGGTCTAAGAACTATTGAGAGAACGACTGATACGATAGCTCTTTACATGCCAGATACTTTAAGTTTTACTCACAATCAACAGTACTCTTCTCTTGAATTTGGAAATTCTCCTTTGGCTTTGTTGTCGGCCGCTGCGGCAGGATATAGTTATTTAAAAGACTTTCAGGGAGATAAATTAAAAGAGACTATTAAAAATATAACTCCATTTATCGCTTCTAGAGCGTTACAAAATTTTGGTGGTAATGCAGGCACAGCAGTTTTTGCTGCTGCCACAGGAACAGTAATTAATCCTCAATTAGAATTAATTTATACTTCTCCATCATTTAGAGAATTTAGATTTGATTTTATGTTGTATCCAAGAAGTTCAAAAGAAGCTTTAGAGATACATAGAATTTTAAACAGGTTAAGATTTCACCAAGCACCAGAATTATTACAGGAAGGTGCTGCTGGAGGATTAGGTGCTTTCTTTTTAGTTCCTCCTTCAGAATTTGATATTAAATTTTATTACAACGGTAGAATAAATCCTAATATTCCACCAATTTCTACTTGTGTTTTAACTTCAATTGAAACTGATTATGCACCTAATGGTTGGTCAGCTTACGAAGTTCCTGGTAACGCTGGAGTACCCACTTTAGGTAAAACAGGCACTCCTGTTGGTATAAAATTATCGTTAGTTTTTCAAGAAACAGAAATACTCACAAAACAAACTTACGACGACAAAGGTGGACTTTCAGTTACAGATTTTTCTGGAAGTGGAAGTTCTTCAGTTGAAACTCGTATGTCGTCCGGCGATTTAAGATAAAAAATGGCAAAATATTTTAATTACTTTCCTCAAGTTCCTTATTTTTACGATAACGACAAAACTTCTGTTGATGTTGTTACAAACTTAACTTTCAAATTTAAATTTAATGAAGCTTTTAAAGAAAACTCTGTAGTATATTACGACTATATCGTTCCTGAAGGTGAAACACCTGAAATACTTGCTTCAAAAATTTATAATTCAGCTGAGAGGCACTGGATTATATTAATGGTGAATAATATAATAAATCCATCAAATGATTGGCCAATGAACAGTTATGCATTAAACAAATATATTGATTTAAAATATTCTACCAGTGAATATGCTAATACAGCAAATACTTCTGTTACAGGTATTCAATGGGCAGAATCTAATGTTAAAGAATATTTTGTAAAAGAGAAGAAAACTATAATAAGCACTGGAAAAAGTGAGGAAAAAACAATAATTATAACTCAACAAGATTACGCAAATACTTCTCCAGTTACTTCAAATAACTACACATTAAGTGACACTACACAAATAGAATTGAGAAGAACTAGAGGAACAAAAACATATTATGATTATGAAATAGAAAGTAATGAAGAAAAAAGAAAAATTAAACTCTTAAAACAAGAATTCGTACCTTTTGTTGAAAAAGAATTCAGACAACTAATGAAATAACATGGAATTAGATTATTTTAAATCTACTGGTTTTAGAATAAAAGAATTAAAAATCAGTACTAAAGATGGAAAAACAGAAGATATAACACAATTATATGAAGAAATAAACATCTTCGATTCTATTTTTCAACCTTGTCTTAACGGCAATATTCTCATAAAAGATTCAAGTGGATTGATACACAATTTACTTTTGGATGGTAATGAGTTTCTTTTGTTAAACATCGGTAAAACTAATGACGATGAATTAAGTATAAAAAGAATATTCAGGATTTATAAACTGACCAATAGAAAAATGGTTAATTTAAATTCTGAAACTTATATCTTACATTTTGTTTCCGAAGAATACATTCAATCAACTGTAACAAGAGTTTGTCAATCTTTTGGAGATAAAACTTTATCTGAGATTGCTCTATTCATATTGAGAGATTATATGAAAGCACCAGATAGTAAAATAAAAGATGGTATTTTTGATTCTTCTTTAGGTATAAAGAAAATTGTTTTTCCAACAGTTTCGCCGATTAAGGCCATAACAGAGGTTGCTAAACTGGCGATTGATGAAAAAGGAACTCCTGGATTTTTATTTTTTGAGAATCTTTTTGGTTACAATTTTGCAAGTTTGAGAAATCTTTTGGAAAAAAAGTCTGTATTTGATATAAATTTTAATCCTAAAAATTTAAACGTTTCAGAAGAAGTTTCTGATTTTTTGGGTGTCAGACATTTCGAAGTTTTACAACAATTTGATTTGTTAGATAATATTGAAAAGGGAGTTTATGGTGGAAAATATAAAGCCTTTGATCCACAAACGCATGATTATGTTGAAATGTTGTTTACATATGACAGTATAAATCATCCTAGAAGTCCAGAAAACTCTGCACCATCAGTTGGTAATATAAGAACATATGATGGTTCTGTAATGAACTCACATTTTGATGCTTCGTTTATAAAAGGCACAACAAATTTATTGGCTGATTTTGATGAAAGTATTAAAAATAATGACGAAGATTCTTCGCAAAAAAGAATCGATTATGAAAATATTGTATTTCAAAGAAAAGCAATCTTCAGTTTGTTTTCGTCGCAGAGAGTTAAACTTGTTGTGCCAGGTAATTTTTTGTTATGTTCTGGAAACAACGTTTTCTTGCATGTACCTAAATTTTCTCAAAAAACTCCAGGTGAAGATAATTGGGATAGAACTTTATATGGAAGTTATATGATTGTTTCTTCACGACACATGATAAAACCAAATGGAATTCATGAAACCATTTTTGAGGCTTGCACAAACAGTTCAAACAGAAGTGAAAACAATGTAATGTATGATAGAAATAACTATTTAAATGAGGACTATAATGTTGCTTGAAGAAAATAAAGAATATGAGGGAGTGGTTGTTGATAATGTAGACCCTTTAGGTAAATCTAGATTGAGGGTTTTTATTTTTGGCTACCATGATTTAACAGGCACTAGAACTAAAGTTGAACATCTTCCTTGGGCATTTTCTGGACAAATTCAAAATTTTCAATCTGTACAACAAATTGGTTCGATTGTAAAAGTAAAATTTAGTTTTAGTAGTTATCAAAATATAACTTGGTACCCAACTTCACAATATACAAAAACTGGAAATAAAGTAAAGAGTCCTTTACCGTTTCTTGTCTATAACCCTGAAACAGAAAAGTTTATAAATTCTTTTAATGCTTATAATGACCAAAAACAAGCAACACTGGATTCACAGATACAAGAACTTGAAAATCAAAAAGCTGAGTACGAATCTCAACTACAACAATTAAAAAATGATTTAAATTCAACTAATGATGAATCTCAAAATCTTGATGATCCAATTACTGTAACATCATTAAACAGCTCAATAAAAGAATTAGGATTAAGAATAGATGAAAAAAACGTAGAAGAAACCACCATAAGAAATAGATATCAAAGTTTATTGTCCAGTGGTAATAATGCTGCAAAAGTTCTTTGGAATTCTAACAACGCGGAAATAACTTCAGATGGGAGAATACCTTCAGGTGAAACTCAATCTTTTGCCACTTTAGAAGAATATCAACAGTTTTATAATACCGATATTCAAAACGAATTCGATACAGCTATTCAAACAGTGGCTACTCAAAGAGGAGAACTTATTCAACAATCCAATGCGTTAACTGAAGAAGTAAGAAATAATAAAACAAAATCTACTAATTTGAATGAAAGTAGTAAATCAATACAAGTAGAAATAGACGCAAAAAGTAAACAGATTTCTGAAACAAATTCAAAAATTAATGCATTAAAAGGATCAACTCCATCCAGTACTGTAGCAACAACAACTGGTGAAAATTTACAAGAACAAAATGCACAAATTAGTCGAGTTGATAAAGAAACAGGAAAAGTTTATGCGAATGTTAATGGAGAAGAAAAATTAATTGGAGTTTGGACAGGACTTTATTATTATACTCCAGGTTTTAATGGCCAACCAGGAATTCCTATCTACGACAGACCCACTAATGAATTTGTTAAAGAAGAATCTTATTTGGTGGCATCTGACATATTTGCATCAAAGAGAGGTAATACTACATCTAACCACCCTTCACAGAATCCTGCAATTGAAGATTCAAATAATGACAAAACTTGGAACTGCGACATATCATATGAAACTAGGATGAAGATATTAAGTAAACGTCAAGAAGTAATGATGGCAATAAAATGGTTAAGGGATAAAATTGCTTCATATTTCACTGGAATATCCGACTCTGCTATCAGTCAATGGGTAAAAGCAACAGTTAAACAATTAACAGCTATGTTAAAATCCATACAGAAGTTTTTAAAATTTATAAACAATGTGGTATTAGAAATTGCTAAATTGACAGCGCAAATAAGACAATTGATTACTTGGATTTTAAGTTTGCCAGTTAGACTCTTGGTACTATTACAGGACTGTCTGACACACTTTTTTAATTCAATATCTGATGCATTTTCGGAATCATTATCGGTTGGTGGTGATTCTCCTAGTTTAGGTTTTTCGGAAGTCACTGAATTAGTAAATCAAGCACAAAGTACATTTGGTACAGCAATGGAAACTGTCGAAGCCACTACGATAGTTTATACAGAAATTAAAACAGTTGAAGCTACATTTCAAAAGGTATAATTATGGCAGATACAGAAGTTAGTAAACCTCAAGGTGACAGCACTTGGTATGAACCAGATTCACAAGCAGCAAATTCTGCTTACACGCATAATCATGGTTACTATACGAATTCAGGACATTTTGTTGAAATGGATGATACGCCTGGATATGAAAGAATAAGATTACAACATCGTATAGGAAATTATACTGAAATACAATCTGATGGCACAGAAGTTCATAAAATAACTGGTGATAATTATGAAATTGTGGTAAAAAATAATCATGTCTTGATAAAAGGATATTGTTCTGTTACAATACAGGGTGATTCGAAATTAAGTGTTGAGGGTAACGTATATCAAAACATTCAAGGTAATGTTTATCAGAATATTGAAGGTGAAATGGATGCTGTTGTTGCTGGAGAAGTTAATATAACGTCCGAATCTGATGTTAATATAACTGCTGGTGGTTTAAGTGGACAAGTTAATATAAATGCGCCTTTTGGAGTTCACATAGATAGTGATGTCACAGTTAGTGGTTCAATATCTTCAACCGGATATATTGCTAGTTCTGAAAACATCATAGCGTCTAAAAAAGTTTTTGGTGCGTTAGGATTAGTCACACCAACAGGAGTTCAAGTGGGAATACCAGATGCTGGTCCTGTTGCTCCAGGAATTATATCTGCTGGACCGATTACTTCTTTCACTTCAGTTACAGCACCAGTTTTAAATGATGTATTTGGTCCTATTGTTTTGTTTAGACTCACATATACTGAACATATTCATCCAGCTCCATTAGGAGCGACTGGTATACCTTTCCAAGGAGCTTTATAATGGCAAATGTTTTAAGTAGACTCACTTCATCTTTTGATTCGGAAAAATTTGGTGATGACGTAATTTTGAGTAATATGGCAAAACAATTCTTAAATACGAATCCAATAAAAGTTTCTGCTTGGGCAGCTAATGATTTATCAAATGGTGCAATTACAAGAACTGATTATTTTCAAAATCCAGTATCGTCTATTATTACTTCAATATCTTCAAATGTCAATTCTATTATTACTTTATGCACAAATGACCCAGTAAATAATTATCCTTTGGCGACTTCAACAGTATTAAATTTAGCAAATTCTTCTAATAATTTAATAACCCAACTCAATTTGTTTTTAGATCATACAAATAGAATTTCTGGAGTTTCAGCTTCTGCTGTTGATACCACCACAGGTGGACTAAAACCTAATTATCAAGCTTGCATAGGTACTGGAGGAATACTTCTAACATTACTTGCTGCAACTGATAATGTTAGAACGGCCGAACCTATGCTAAATCACTTTACAAGTTTGTATATAGAAGATGAATTATCGGCAAACAGTTGGAATATAGGAAATTCAAAAGTTTCACTGCAAACTGTACCTTCTTCCCTGAATTCATCTCAAGTTGAAGCTATGAATGTCATAATAAACACTGCAAACACATTGATTTATCAGAGAAGAACGGGGGATGAGAACTATTTTTACACTTCGCAACAGATTATAAATGAATATCAATTGTTAAATTCTCTACAAAATTCTGGAAGTACAGAGAGGAATCTTATCAAAAACAAAATAGGAACTACAAAACTTAAAAATTCGATAGGTAGTTGAATAAATAACCAATGGCAAACATTACTACGAATGTCGCAAGAACGTATAAGGACCTAGACCTCCTTTTTAATGTTCATCCGATAAAAAAAGATATCAATAAACATACTGCTGAAATGGCGGTAATTAATTCGATTAAAAATCTAGTTTTAACTAATCACTATGAAAGGCCTTTTCAACCAGAACTTGGTTCGAACGTGTCAAAACTTTTATTTGAAAATTTAGATTTCGTAACTGCGGCATCTTTAGAAAGAGAAATAGTACAGACAATTACTAATTTTGAACCTAGAGCCTCAGTTTACAGAGTAAGAGCTATACCAGATTACGATAATAATGGATTTACGGTTGATATGGAATTTTTAATAGTAAACAGAACAGAACCTATAACAATAACATTTTTTCTGGATCGAGTAAGATAAATGACAGATCGTTTAAAAGTAACAGAACTTGATTTTGACACAATCAAATCAAATTTAAAAAATTTTTTAAAAAGTCAAAATGAATTTTCAGACTATGATTTTGATGGTTCCGGTTTAAGTGTTCTTTTAGATATATTGGCTTACAATACACACTATAATGCCTACTATCTAAACATGATTGCAAATGAATCTTTTTTAGATACTGCATTATTAAGAAATTCGGTTGTATCACACGCCAAAAAATATGGTTATGTTCCAAGATCAGCAACAGCTTCAAGAGCTACAATTAATTTTACAATTAATACTTTGAATTCTACTCCAGGTAGTTTAACTTTACCAAGAGGATACACTTTCCTTTCAAGCTTATTGGATGATAGACTTTATACATTTGTCACACTTGAAGATACTACAGTTTCTAAGACAGGAACAAACTTTGTTTTTTCAAATTTAAAAATATATGAAGGTTCATTAAATAGATATACTTTTAATCATTCACAGTCGTCTAATCCAAAACAAATATTTTCTATACCAGAATCAAATATTGATACTTCTACTTTAAAGGTTTCCGTACAACAATCAACATCAAACACTGATACTGTTGTATATAATTTATCCAGTGATGTAATTAATCTAACTGCGAATTCAAAAGTTTATTTCTTACAAGAAGGAGTAAATAATCAATATGAGATTTATTTTGGTGATGATGTAATTGGTAAAAAACTTCCTGATGGTGGTGTAGTGAATGTTACCTATCTTTCCACAAGTGGATCCGTGTCAAATAAAGCCAATAGTTTTATTGCAACTGCACCTGTATCTTCGTTTACAAACTTTACAGTTAATTCTGTTTCTGCTGCAGCAGGAGGATCAGAAAGAGAAACTGTAGATCAAATTAAGTTTGCTGCTCCTTTACAGTTTACTTCTCAGAATAGAGCAGTAACCAAAAATGATTATATTAAGATAATACAACAAAGATATCCTCAGTTTGATGCGGTAAACGTCTGGGGTGGTGAAGAAAATATTCCTCCAGTTTATGGTAAAGTTTTTATTTCTGCAAAGCCAAAATTAGGATTCGAAGTTTCTGATACCGAAAAAGATTATTTTATCAATGAAATAGTAAAACCAGTGAGTGTACTAACTGTTACGCCAGAATTTGTAGACGTTGACTATAATTTTATTAAATTAATTTCTAGTGTTTATTATGACCCAACAAAAACAGATTTAAATACTTCTACCTTACA